GAAGGATTTAACTCTGGCCCGCCAACAGGAGTTAATTCGGGACTTGAATGAATACATGATAGAAAACAAGGTGCATGCCATATGCCAAAACAGACACAGACACAAAAATAAAATCACCAAATAAATCTCACTTTTTTATTTCAGACAAAGTATTTTTTATCTTCCAATATCGCGGTAAAATTATTAAAATCATCTATGCTCATGTTATGACAGGAAACTATTTTACTCATATCTGTACAATCTTTATGACACGGAATTCCCATATAATTACAATGTATAAATGAGTTGTCCTCTTTTATTATATTCACTTTCACATCTCTTTGTAAATAATAACTTATTGCTACATCACACGCAGGTATTAAATATAATATGTTATTCCTTTCACATACTTGTATCCAATCATTCATTATATTTATTAATAATGGATATAATTCATCTAAACAATTTTGGGTTATTACAAAACCTGGACCGCCCGAATGAAAATAATATGTCTCATCGCCTATTTGTCGGTGACAACCGTGTCCACCAATATATAAATTCTCATTATGATTAAATTTGTCTATAAACAACATCAATTTGGGAATATTTATATAAGTATCTGTACCACAACATAATACATATTCCGTATTATAGTTTTCCTTAATATATTTTAAACCTAAAAGCTGTTTATATGATGCTGATAAATAATCATTCTTTACACCTGACAAATATATGTATTCTTCACTTTCATACTCCACGCATCTCTCTTCACCCAAAAAATATAGTAGTTTCATCCCCATACTTTCTTTACATAATTTACCCCATGTGTTATTTATAGTTTCTATTTCCTTTTTATATCTATCAATTGTTACACAGCCGTATATACAGATTACCAATTTATAATCCATTTATATATTACACATTTTTTTTTATATTTTTTGCACACTATGTTATATCGCTTTTTGTATGTATATTATTTCTTTTTTATAGTATAAATAGTATAATTAAATCACCATATTTTCAAAGATAAATTATTAGAATATTTTTTAGGCATTATTAATAACTGGCTTCTTCTTTTTTTATCTATTGGTTTTAACATTTTATGTATTTGTGCATTACGTTTATTTGTTGCATGTATAACTAATTCATTATGATTTATCTTTTCATTTACGACCTGTCCGCATTTATGTTTCTGCAATAATTCATCTCTTTTTACACTGCACAACTTACATAAACAGCCATTATCTATATAATGCTCTAACTGAATATTACTATAACTCATGTTTTCTATACTTATTTTTTCATATAAGTTGTATTCACTTTCATTATAGTAGTCACAAGCACGTGATATTATCTTATGTTCCCACATGTTGATATAGTCATTTTTTTCTTGTTCTGAATAATAATATTGTAAATATTTACATTGTTTGATAAGTTCCAAATAATTAACAGGTAACCTATATTCTTCTTTAAATTTTTTGTATAAATCGGATATTGATTTATTATGAGTTTCATAATCATTTATAATGCATATCTCTTCTTCAAATAAAGAAGATAGTATGTTTCCCCATTCTGAAGAGTCTTTTAATCGTAATTTTATGTAATGAATATTATCTTGTTTTACCATAACATATTTTTTATTATAATCAAATGTTTCTGGAATAACTATATTATATTTATCCATAAAATAATCATTTGTTGCAATATAAGGAAAAATACGATTAAACCGATTTATTATACGCGTTAAAGAATAAGTATTTATATTTAACTGTGTATTGTTAAAATGCAACTCTATTTTTTCAAAAAAGTCAGATATCTTCCTTTCTATTGGAGACCGGTATACGTCAATTACATAAACATTTTTTCCAATATACTCATTATACTGAATAATTTCTGTAATTGTAACGTTTGTTATTCCAGTTAATACTTGTAAACACGCCTCATCATGTAAATGTGCAACTATGAATTTATTACATGCCGATAATCGTATAGAAGAAACTAATGTGGTTGAACCAACCTTAATTGGCGTGTAAACAAATACAACATTATTAATTTTATTAATTTTTTTAGAAAAAATTGTATCATTTGCCTGTTTAATACAATCTAATTTTTCACTATTCATATGTTTCATAATATTTTATATATGTTATGAAATATATTTATTTACGTGTTTAAATTTAAATAATTTATAATTTATTTTCTTCCGTGACGTCGTGTTCGTTTTCCGCCCTTTGACTTTCTACTCTTCATTGTTCTCCTTTTTTTGCATTTAAGGCATTTGCATCCAGCCTTGTGTCGTCGTCGTTTTCCTCCCATCATAGTAGAAGTAGATGTTCCATTAAGAGAAGTTCCCGTACTTGTTCCAGAAGATGTAGTATCTGTAAGTGTCATTATATATTATTTATAGAAAAGAAAATATTTATAAAACATGGGTACTATATCTTATTTTTACTATTTCCTAAAGCTTTTCATTTACACGAGGAGGTCTGCCTCTAGGTTTCTTTTGTGTATCACGCTTCGCTACTTCAGACCATCCATCTGCAATAGGCTCTGAAGGAGCTCTCTTTTGTACAGGCATCTTTACTTCTGTATTCTGGGATTGGCCAGTAGCAGAATCTGCCACATAATTTCTTTTTGACTTGAACTCAAATCTAGTTTCACACATAAGCTTCCCTCCCTTAATACCAGAAACATTGACGGCTTGAAATTCATGGGTTCCTAGCTCTGTTTTTGTCAATGTAAACTCAACATATTCGCCCTGAACCAAATACTTATATTGTTGGTTCTCCACATTAATCGCACTATGATGCACAAAAATATCAGACCCCGAATGTGAGCCATCAGTGACTGTAATAAATCCATATCCGGCCTTATTATTAAACCACTTCACACGCGCAGTAAATCGGTCAACCGAAGTTGTCTCTGTGGTTGTTGTTTCGCACGTAACAGACATATTTTATAATTATATATAGTAATGTCTCTTTATATGGTTTTACACAACAAAATAAAATAAAATAAAATAACTTATTCTTTATTCAATTGCATCTTTACATAATGAAATCAATAAAGAATAATCGGGTGTTTCTTCAAATGCCAATGAATACACATATTCAAAATAAACAAGTATTATCTCTGGAACTTTTTCTTTATTTTTATTTTTATTTATATTTAAAAGAAACATTTGTTTTTTCTTTTTAATATCTAGTCCAGTATCATTCCCCCATTCTAATTCTCCAAAATAAAAATAGCATAACATATAACCAACAGATTCCAAATCATCACGACGACTTAATTCCAATAAATTATGTGAATTTATACTTGCATAATTTGGAGACCCAACCAGTTGTTTATTGGATTTCATCAAAATATGTTCGCGGTCCCCATTTTTTATATACGTTTTACAAAATCCAAAATCTATTAAATAAATAGTAGATTCTTGCATACCTAATAAAAAGTTATCTGGTTTAATATCTCTATGAACTAACCCTCTTTCATGTATTCCAGAAAGAATTTCCAGAATTTGAATACCGATTTGCAGAGTAAGTCGGAGCGAAAATCGTCCCTTTCGTTGTTTTATAACCTCTAAAGAGTCACCTAATAATTGAATGACCATATAATAGCATGTTTCCTCTTTTCCAAACCATTTTACATTAGGAATCCCTTTTATACCTTTTAAATATTGATAAACCGTTGCTTCGTTTTTTAATAACTTCATTTCAGGATGAATAGGCTCCACTTTAATTGCAACATGTTCTTTGTTGCGTATATTCTCTCCTTTGTAAATAGTACCAAATGAGCCTGAACCTATTTTTTCTAGTATTTTATATTTATTTCCTATAATAATAGACATGTGTTTGATTTCTATTATTATATATTTTTATAGTATTTATTATATATTTTTATAGTATTTATTATATATTTTTATATCGTATTATTCACTTCAGTCTCAATTGATTTGACAGTACTTATTGGATTATAAACATAGCGGTAATAATAATGGTGGTAAGTGTTTAATTTATTTATAACAAATACAATATCATCATATCTGTTTTTATTTTCTCTCAAATCATAAGTAAATATATAGTCTTTCAATTCTTCGGGAACTTCTTTTTTCAATGTCTCAATCCAATCCCAACTTTGAACATCCTCAACAATAAGTATTCCATTATCTGTTAACAAAGGAGAATACAATTTTATAAACTGTTTCATGTTTTCTAGTTTATGTGTTCCATCATCTATAATGACATCAAACTTTATATTTTTATCCTCAAATCGGGTTTTACAAAAGGTCTCATCGTATGCGTCTATTGATGTATATAAAATAATCTTATCCTTATGTTGAATTCCCTCCCATACATCACTTATATTCATATTATCTACGCCATATACAGTGGCATTTTTAAAATATTTTTCCCATAATTGAATACTTCCCCCATTTAATTCAGTATAATTGCATATACCAATTTCCAATATATTTTGTGCGCTTTCTTTTTTAGAACTAAATAATTTTTCATACAAATGTAAATAAGAGTGTACTGTATTTTTATCGGTTCGCGTATTATCCACAAGTTCAACTAATGACATTCTATAATATAAACAAACTTTAATATTTTATGGATGCTTACTATTTCAAATTATTATTTATTTTCTAAAGCTTATATCATAAAGAAAATATTTAAATTCTGATTTAAAATTTACAGTAGTAATTTACAGACATTTAGTTCAACATTTACACCCTTGAACATTTAATTTCACAATTATATTCACATTTATATTCACACTATACATATAAAGATTGATTGGTGACCACATATTTCAAAGTTAAAGAAGGTATTTCACGGAGTTTGCTCAAAAGACTAATATTTCCATATAACTCTGCTATTTTTTCCAACTCGCTTGATATATTGTTTATTTTTAACAATGCTTTTACGAATTCACCTAGAAAAATACCTTTTTCTCTTTCAAGCGCCTGTAATAATAATTTGCAATCTTCACCATTTTCACACAAACACCATTTATCTACATAATTTATTAAATCAAAATGAATAGTATAGTCAACACCGGTATTCATATCAAGTTTCATTTCATCTGTTTGGTAATCTTTGTATAAATAATGAATGCTATTAACAATATTTTTCAACTCTATGCATTCGCATTTTGGATATAAATCTTTAGATTCTTCTTGAATGCTTACATTCGTAAAACAACTAAAAAGAGAAACAAATTGAATAGAAGTAAAGTTGTCAAGCATATTTCCTTCAAATAAAGTAGCAAATACGAGACAATGAACTTCTTTTAAATGACTAGCAATACTTCCCTTAATCGTCAATTTAAACTCCGCATTAACATCACTTGATTCGCTTATAATAGGATGAATAAACCCCTTTGTTTGCAAAAAATCTAGCATCACCGTTACATTGGAATCAATATATTTTTCAGTGCGGTTAAATGAATCTTGTAATTGTTCTACTGCATATTGTTTTTCATTATATTTTTGAACAGAAAGCTTGTCTTGTTCTATATATTTATATTCATTCAAAATGTGCAGAATCTCCTTTTCAGCTTCTTTGCGTTTTTTATTGACATATTCATTTTTTCGTTTCAACAATTCTATATATTGATTTACCACCTGAATAGGGGTTCGTAAATATTGTATGATTTGTGAAGAGTTATCTAATGCAGTGGTTGCCTTGGCCATTTCATAATATATTTCTTTTAATTGACTGTCAATGTCTTCTTTTACCATGCTTTTTCTTGCAAATTCTATAAAATGATTATCTCCTATATCAATTAAACTTAATAATAAATTATATGATATTTTAAATTTAGATACAAGACTAGGCGGCTTTCCATTCATCATGGTTTTGTAAGTGACAGAATCTACATTTCTAAAAAGATTATTCAAATGAATTACATTTCCCACAGTATCAAGTCCAAGGCGCCCTGCCCTTCCGGCGGCCTGGGTATACTCATGTGAATACAAAGCCCTTAAATTATCGCCATCAAACTTTTGAACATCTGTAAAAATAGATGTTTTTACTGGCAAATTCAGACCAATCGCAATTGTTTCTGTACAAAAGAGTAGTTTAATATACCCCTTTGCAAATAAGAGTTCTACAATTTCTCTTAATACCGGCAAAAGACCTGCATGGTGCATCCCGATTCCTTTTCTTAACAATTGAACCATATTTATGTATTCTGGCAGTTGCATATATTCTTGATAGTTAGGCAATTTTCGGATAATATGTTCGCATTCTTTATCAATAATATATGGTACTTTACTATCAAATTCTAATAAATTAGTAGTAACTTCTTTTGCGCATATTTCCAATTGTTTCCGGCTAAATACATAACATAATGCCGGTAACATTTCTTGTTCCACTAAATGTTTAGTCACCTGATTTAATACATGTTGTCTTTTTATTCGTACATTATTTAATTCAAACAATTTCATAATTTTATGCATTTTAAAATAGACTTCTTCATTAAATTGTCCATTCGCGGTTTGAATAACAAATGACTTATTGATCATTTGTTTAATTTCTTCTTGTACCGCTTTGTCTTTGACATATTTAAAAATACTTTCAGTTGTAGTAATAAATGCGTAATGTGTAAGAGGAACACTTCTAATCTTTTTAGTAGTCAAATAGACATTTTTTGAATTATTTCTATTTGTATCGTGCAAATTTTTATTATATTGTTCAGGGTCACCTCTAGTCTCTAGCCAATAAGCAAATCTTTCAGGGTTATCTAATGTTGCGGATAGGCCGATCATTTGAATATGTGGTGGCAACATCATAATACTTTGTTCCCATACATGACCTCTAGAAGCATCGTTAATCATATGAATCTCGTCAAAAACTACACACCCCAATTCAGTTTCAATGTCCATTTCAAACGAAATGCTAGAAGCAACGGCATTCAATTGACTTTTGCTTTTTATCTGATATAATTTATTAAGCAAAATCTCGGTTGTCATAATAAGTACATCCGCATCCGGGTTGGTTTTAATGTCTCCTGTAATAAGACCAACACGAATATGCGGATATTTTTGCGTAAAATCGTAAAATTTTTGATTAGACAATGCTTTAATGGGGCTGGTATATATGACTTTTTTTCCTAATGAGAAAAAATAATCCAATGCAAATTCGCCTGGCAATGTTTTACCAGATCCGGTGGGAGCACATACAAGGACATGATTTCCAGTGACAATAGCTTCTATTGCCCATTTTTGAAAAATATGCAAACCATATGGATATTTTTCAAAATACTGTTTATATTTTTCTTCATTTGTATAATTAGTTAAACTGCAGACGTAAACCATGTTAATTAGTATGTATAAAATAATAGAATTATGTTTATATGGTTTATGATATATAATTTATACTTTATAATATATTTATACTTTATAATATATTTATACTTTATAATATATTTATACTTTATAATATATTTATAC